GTCAGCCTGCACATCCCGCCGCAGCTCCAGTTCGTTGCGGAGCGTCTGCTCAAGTCCCCGGGCCGCGTTGGCACGACGGACAACGACATCAACGCCATCAAGGGCATGGGCATGCTCCCGGGTGGCTACCATGTCAACCAGCGTTTCACGGATACGAACGCCTGGTTTATCAAGACGGACGCCCCCAACGGCACGAAGATGTTCGTTCGCGTTCCGCTCCAGACGAAGATGGAGCCGGACTTCGACACGGGCAACCTGCGCTTCAAGGCCCGCGAGCGTTATGCGTTCGGCTGGTCGGACTGGCGCGGCTGGTACGGCTCCTCGGGCGCTACCTGATAAGTAGCCTCTGGGTAAGTGGGAGGGCTGGGGGAAACCCTGGCCCTCTTGCTTTTTGGGTATGGCTATGCTACACTTGCATACCACCCCGGCATCAGAATCGGGGACATAAATTCCCTATCTGATTACGGAGTAATCCCATGTCCCGTTTCACTCGCGAAGCCTACCCGGTCGTCGTTGTCGCCTCTGTTGGCACGTCCACGGCTGACTGGGGTATCGACACCTCGGGCAACCTCATCCTCAACCAGATCACCTCCGCCGCGATGACGGGCATGGCCACCTCCACGGCCCCGGCCTACCTCACGGTGAAGGACAACAACGGCGCCACCTACTACATCCCCGTCTACACGACCATCGCGTAAGGTGCCGCATGTCTTGGACTAATATCAAGTCCGCCTACTGCAGCGTGGTATCTGCAGTACAGGTGGACAACCCCTGCCGCCTGCGAAGTCTATACCTTCACAGTGCGGCTTCGGGTTCCCTCTACTTCTACGATGCCAGCGCGGCTGTCAGCACCACGGGCCCCCTCCTTCTTCGCATGGAGATGCCCCACCGGGCTGCTGCCGGTAACCCCGACACCGTCACCGTCTACATCCCCGACGCCGGAATTCGATTCCAGCAGGCGATGTTCGTGAAGGTCTCCGGGGCCGCCGATTGTGGCATCACCCTTTTCTACGATTGAGGACACCATGGCCAAGATGAAGGGCGGCGGTGCTGCCATCAAGGGTACCAACTACCAGAATGAGTTCCCGCAGCCGGATGTGTACACGATGCCGGTGGTGCGCAAGAAGGAGCTTCCCCCGAAGGGTGCCCCCCGCTACGCCAAGGGTGGCAGCGTGGCCCGAGGCATGGGCTGCACCTCCAAGGGCGGCGACTACGTGATCCGGTGAGTTCCATGAAGAGCGGCATGAGGGGCGGAAAGCCTCGTGACATGGCCACCTTCAAGAAGGGTGGCACTTCCCGTGGTGCTGGGGCGGCCAAGAAGGGCTTCGACTACCAGATCTACGCCAAGGGCGGTGGCGTGAAGAAGTACGCCGAGGGCGGCGCCACGCGCAAGGAGTATGGTGGCACCGAGTCCATGCCTGAGTGGGATGTCCCGCAGTACTCCTTCTCCGACATCAAGAAGTTCTTCACGGGCAAGAGTGAAGAGCCCAAGGCCAAGGATCGGGATCTTGAGCCTCAGCGTGCCAAAGCCATGTCCCCCGAAGCAGAGCGGACTGGCGGCGTGAGCCGTATGCAGGGTGTCGAGCCTCCGGCACCGCCTCCCAGCGCCCCTCAGCGCCGAGATGCCATGCGTCGCAGTCCTGCCCAACGGCGGGCCATGCAGATGGCCGTGGATGCCGCTCAGCCTCCTGGTGGAAGTGCTCGCCCCATCTATCCGGATGTATCGCAGCCTCCGGGCGGAAGTGCACGTCCTCGTTCCGACGAGACCCCGGAGACCGAGAGCCCCGGCTTTCGTCCTCAGGGTCCGGTGATGCGGGAGGGTCGTCGTCCCCTGCGTGAGACCGAAGTTTCCGACCTCGATGTCATGGAGGCTTCTCGCGCTGCCGCCGGGCGTGAGACTCCGCCCATCAATCCACGCGCCTCGGAGTTCCGGTCTCTTTCTCCGGCGGAGCGTGAGCGTCGCCTCAGGGCCATGACTCCGGGTCAGCGCCGCGAGGCCATGCGACTCTATGGGCCTGCGGAAGTGGATCCCGATTCCTTCGGGTATCGGTACCGTCGAACCATGGGCTACGCCAAGGGCGGCGGCGTGAAGAAGGCTGGTGGCGGCTCGTGCCGGGGCATGGGTGCGGCGACGCGCGGCGGTAAGTACACTATCAAGTGATGTAGCGCATGGCCACCTCCGGGACCACCAACTTCTCCCTACCCCTCGACGAGCTGCTTGAACAGGCATCTCTTCGGGTGGGTGGGGAGCCCACACTGGGGACTGAAGCCCGGGTGTCCCGGCGGGCTTTGGACCTCCTCTTCACCGACCTGCAGAATCGCGGCATCCTCCTCCACACCCTGGAGCAGGTACTGGTTACCCTTACCTCGGCGGTGGCCACCATCTCCTGCAGCACCGACACTCTGGATCTCCTTGATGCGGTGGTTCGGCGCAATGGCACTGATCTCATCATGACCCGCATAGGATACGGCGAATACCTCGATATTCCCCGCAAGGAACAGCAGGGTCGGCCCACCCACTACTTCGTCAACAGGCAGCGCGAGTACCCCCTCATTTACCTGTGGCCCGCCCCGCAGAACTCCACGGACATCCTCGTCTACTGGAAGATGCGCTTCGTGCAGGATGCCGGGAAGCTCAGCAACGACCCCGACATGCCTCGCCGCTTCTGGCCTGCCCTCGTCGCCGGTCTCGCCTACTACCTCGCCCTCAACCGGGGGATGCAGTTTCCCTTCGACAGGCTGGGCATGCTCAAGGCCGAATACGAGGAGCAACTGGAGCATGCCACCTACGAGGACCGCGAGCGGGCCACCCTTCGCATCGTCCCTCGCTACAGGTGACGCATGGGCCAGTTCGCCTCAGGCAAGCACAGTTGGAGTCTCTGTGATCGGTGCGGTTTCCGCTACCGCTACCTTCAGATCCAGAATGAGCCGGGCACCAGGTGGCGCGTCTGCAGCACCTGCAACGACGGCGAATTCAACCTGATGACCCACCCGCAGAACAGGCCGCCGCCGGTCTACCCGGATCCGCAGGCGCTGCGCTACCCCCGTCCCGATGTGCCTCTGGCCATCAACTATACCGAGACTGACGACCAACAGCTTCCGCTGGATGACGGCGGACCCGGAGGATCCTGATGGCTATTGTCAATGCAAACCGCGTCCGGGAGAACACCACGGGGAATGGCACGGGGGCCCTCGCCCTCCTCGGGGCCGTCACCAACTACCAGACCTTCCTCTCCGGCGTGGGCAACGGCAACCAGTGCTACTACGCCATCACCCACCAGTCGAAGAACGAGTGGGAAGTGGGTCTCGGCACCTTCACCCTCTCGGCGGGCATCCCCTACCTCTCGCGCAATGTCGTCTACAACTCCTCCAACGGCAACCTCCTGGTGGACTTCACGGCGGGCACGAAGCAGTGCGCCGTAGTCTACCCCGGCACTCAGATTGACACCATCGCCTCCAACGTGGGCGTAGCCGCCGGGTATGCCAACGACGCCAACACCTATGCCCAGCTTGCTTCGGTGGCTGCCGTCAACGCCAACATCTACAGGGTCTCCGCCGCTGCCGAGGCATCCCTTGCGGGCACCTACGCCGCCGCCGCTTCCGTATCCTACGTCAATGCCGCCAGTGCCGCAGCGCAGGCCGCCTCCCTCGCCGCACAGGTTTCCTCGGTTGCCACCGAAGCCTCCATTGCGCTGGTGGCCGCCTCCCTCGCCCAGATCTACAAGACCTCCGCCTCCGCCTACGCCACCGAAGCTGGGGGCTATGCCTCCGTGGCGCAGATCTACAAGGTTTCCGCCAGCGCCTACGCTACAGACGCGGCCAATCAGGCAAGCATCGCCGGAGTCGCGGCAGTCTCTGCCAACAATGCCGCCAGCATCGCCGGTGCCTACGCCAACACGGCAAGCATCGCCGCAGTGAGTGCCAACAACGCAGCCAGCATTGCGGGCGTGTATGCCCACACGGCCTCCGTTGCCGCCGTGAGTGCAAACAATGCGGCCTCCATTGCCAACGTGGCGGCCAACAATGCCAGCATCGCCGCTGTCAGCGCCAACAATGCTGCATCCTTGGCTGGGTATTACGCCGGACTCATCAACCCCTCCACGTATGCGGCGCTGGCTGGAACCAATACCTTCACGGGGAACAACACCTTCACCTCGGTTGTCCACGTCCAGAGCAACCTCAGTGTTACCGGCAACGCTTTCGTGTCGGGAGTTACCACCCTCGCCTCTGCCGTGGACATCAAGGGTGCCACCTCTCTGGCATCTACTCTGGTGACAAATGGCATCGCCACTTTCAACAGCAACGTGAGTGTGTCGGGGTCGTTCCTCGTTTCCGGCGTCACGACACTAGCCTCTGCCGTCGATATCAAGGGCGCAACCTCCTTGGCGTCCACCCTCCTTGTCAACGGTAACGCTACCTTCAACAGCAACATAAGTGGTTCTGGTACCTTCACCGTTTTGGGCGTGACTACCCTTTTCGGGGCGGCAAACCTGAGGAGTACTACCTCGGTGGGCGGCACGTTGCTGGTCAACGGCAACGCTACCTTCAACAGCAACGTCAGCGTGTCGGGTACCTTCACGGTCTCGGGCGTGGCCAACCTCCTCTCGGCGGTAAACCTGAGGGGCAACACCTCGGTGGGCGGCACCCTCATCACCACGGGCAACGCCACATTCGCGGGCCTCGTCAGCGTCTCCGGCGTGATGGTGGTGGGTGCTGGGGCCGTTGGCGCCCCCTCCTACAGCACCACCGGCGACACCAACACCGGCATCTACTTCCCCGCCGCCGATACGATTGCCGTGGCTACCAGCGCCGTCGAGCGCATGCGGATTACCAGTGCCGGTCTAGTCGGCATCGGCACGAATTCGCCTAACAGCAACGCACTTCTCACAAATAACGGCAACATCGCCATCGCCGCGCCAACTAGGAACCAAGCCACTTCCAACCAGGTAGGTGTTTGGACATCTGACGACCCCTCTGACAACGGGCGCGCGGCTATCACAATCGGCACCGTAGCGGGCGGCGCGTCGTCCAATTCCTACATTGCATTCACAACGAACAATTATGGGGTGGATCGCGCCGAGCGCATGCGGATCGACAACGCGGGAAATGTTGGCATCGGGACAAGTTCTCCAACCTTCAAGTTTGTCGCAGCTAATAGTGGCACCGATGGCGGGTGGTTGTATTCGTCTGGTGCAATAAGCATTCTTGGTTTGGGCGGATATAGTGGCGCGACGGATGGCGCATCTTCTATTCGATACGATCGCTCGACTGGGGCTATCACAATCAATGGCGGAAATCGCGACACTCCAGCCGAGCGCATGCGGATCACCAGCAGCGGCCTAGTCGGCATTGGGACGAGTTCGCCAGATTATCCGTTAACAGTTCAAAGCACTGGAGACGCGCAATTTAGCCTTAAAAATAGCTCTGGCACTACAAAAGCCTATATTGGCACCGCAGGCATTTTCGGCGGCGGCTCGACTGACGATCTTCGAATTAGGTCGGAAGCTACAAACATTATCTTTGGGTTTAGTGGCACGGAAAAAATGCGGCTAGCCAGCAGCGGCAATGTCGGCATTGGCACGGCCTCGCCCGGCCAGAAGCTCACAGTCGCAGGCACCGTCGAGTCCACCTCGGGCGGCTTCAAGTTCCCCGACGGCACGACGCAGTCTACGGCGGCTTCGGGTGGAGTGCTGACTGGCACCATCTTGGACTACGGCGGCATTACCGCTCCCTCAGGCTACTTGTTCTGTGATGGGTCGGCGGTTTCCCGCACCACCTACGCCACCCTGTGGGCTACCCTCAACGCCAACAGCACGGTCACCATCACCATTGCCTCTCCGGGCGTGGTGACGTGGACTTCTCACCCGCTGCAAAATGGTGACCCCATCAGGTTGCAGACTACGGGGGCTCTCCCCACGGGCCTCACCGCCAATACCACCTACTACGTGGTAAGCGCGGCAGCCAACACCTTCTCTCTCGCCACGTCGCGAGGTGGCACCGCCATCAACACCAGCGGTACCCAGAGCGGCACTCACACAGCCATCTATGCTCCGTGGGGATGGGGAGACAACAGCACCACCTTCAACGTCCCCGATCTCAGGGGCCGCTCGAATGTGGGTCGTGACAACATGGGCGGCACCGCAGCCTCCCGTATCACCACGGCTGGTAGCGGCATCTCCGGCGTCAACCTCGGCGACGCTGGCGGCTCGCAGACCGTGACGTTGACCACCACCGAGATGCCCGCGCACACTCATACCGTCCCACTCCAAGCAAGTCAGAATCCTTTCTCGTGTAGCGGAGGGTCTTATGTGCTTTCTGGAGGCTCTACCACCTCTGGGTCTACCGGCGGAGGCGGTGCACACCAGAACACGCAGCCTTCTGCCATCGTCAACAAGATCATCAAGACCTGACGGGGGAGTAGACAGTGTCCACCTCCTACACCCAGCTCTACAACTACATCAAGTCGGCCTCGGAGAACGATGACTCGGAGTTTGCCGACGCCATCCCCACCTTCATTGATCAGACGCGGATGCGCCTCTCCCGCGACATTGACACCTACGGCTTCGTAGTATACACTACCGCAACGGTCTCCACCTACCTGGTCTCGGTCCCCTCCGACGCGCTGGTGTTGAAGGCTGTGAACTACGTGTCGGCGGGAAGGTACAACCAGCTCATCATGCGTACCGACGAGTTCCTCCGAGAGTATTGGCCGCAGCGCACCTCCACGGGGGAACCCAAGTACTTTGCCCGCTGGGGCTTCAACCAGATCCTCATCGCCCCGGCGCCCTCCTCGCAGGCCTCCGTGGAAATCTCCTACGTCCAGATC